CGAGACCCTTAAGGCGCTCGTCGAAAGCGGCGACGTTATTGAGGTCGAAATGCCCCCCAGCACTCGCGGCGGCCGGCCCGGCAGGAAGTACATTTGCCGGTGAGGTTTCGTCACGGAAATGAGGTTTCGTCACGGTGACGTAACTGATTTTGAGCTAGGTTTCGTCACGCATTTAGGGGGTTTCGTCACGCCCTTCGGTGACGAAACCTACCAGCAAAAAACATAGGAAATATAATAGGATGGAGAGAGAGGGGTGGTGTATTTATAGTTTCGTCACTACCTACCCTCCCTAAGCTCTTTTTCCCCATTTTTGCTTTCTAGGGAGTATCGTGCGTGACGAAACTGACGAAACCTCCCGAGCCTTGGGCAGCCCAGCCCACGCTCTTGCCCGTTCGCCCCAAATCATGCGCATGATGGTGCGCCGCTGAACGACCGGTCCCGCGAAACCCGTGGGGCCTTATCTTGACCAAACTAGACAGCTTTTGGTTCGTCGTCCGAACTCGTGCCCGCTTGGCCGATCGCGACGTGGCCCGCCTGCAAATGGCGGGCTTCGGCGTCTACGCTCCGATGCGCCAGATCGAGCGCCAACATCGCCGCACCAAGCGATGGGCGACGACCGCCGAGCCGCTGATGCCTGGTTACGCCTTCGTGCAGTTCTCGCCCGAAGCGACATGGCCCGCCCTCCGGCGATGTGATGGCGTGATCGATGTGCTCGGCTGCCCGGCTCCAGATGGCAGCGTCTCGCCCATGCCGATTGCCGCGGCGACGGTCGAGCGGATCATGGCAGCGCAGGCTTCGGGTGAGTACGACGATACGAGGGGCAGCCGCGCCCGGCAGAAGACCCGCCAGCGGCTTCGTGACGCCCTGCCGTTAGGGTCATCCATCCAGATCGCCGAAGGGCCTCTGGCGCGATTTGGCGGCGTTGTGGCGGGCATTACGGCGAAGGGGCTCGTGGACGTGCTGATCGAGGTGTTCGGGCGGTTGACGCCGGCGCGGCTCGAGGTGTCGCAGATTGCTGGCATGCAGCACTGGAAAGAGGCGGCTTGACGGTTGGGCTATCGATAGGCATGATTCGGGTGTGACTGTCTGGCGGGCCATGATTTAGGCACCGGCCGGGTCAGCGGATCGGTCCAATCCGCGCGAGTTGTTCGCTCGCCCTGAAATTCCCTTTCATGCCCGCACACTCCTTCACGCCCGCCATGGGGTAGGGCGGATCGCAGCGTTCGATGCGTCAAGTCAAAGCCGGGTGCGGGACCGCAAGGCGATAACCGGCCAATCGAACGCGGCCCCATCTGATTTTTCCGCTGAACCTAGAAAGGCAGCAATCATGACCACCGTAGACAGTGCCTCCGACGCTCGCACCGTGAACAACACGATGCGTCACGCCTATCGCGTCCTGAGTGACGCCGAGAAGGCAAACATGCAGGCGATCAAGGATGCGGGTCTCGCATTCCACGATCAGATCTCGGGGCTCGGCAACAGCCGCGAAATCTCGCTGGCGAAGACCAAGGTCGAAGAGGCGGTCATGTGGGCCGTCAAGCACATCACAGCATAGCTGGGCGATGTCTAAGCTTACCGTCAAGCGGCAGGCCTTCGTCGATGAATACCTCGTCGATCTCAACGCCGCTCAGGCCGCCCGCCGCGCCGGATACAGCCCCAAGAACGCCAACCGCATCGGGCACGAGCTGCTGACCATGCCGGAAGTCGCGGCAGCCGTCGAAGCGGCCAAGGCGGCGCGTGCCGAGCGCGTCCAGATCGACGCCGACTACGTGCTCCGCCAGGCGCAGAAGATCCACGAGCGCTGCATGCAGGAAGTCAAGCCGCTGCTTAACAAGCGCGGCGAGGCGATAACCGACGACGACGGGCGCCCGCTCTACGTTTTCGACGCCTCCAACGCGGTCAAATCGCTTGAGCTGATCGGCAAGCACATCGGCGTGCAGGCGTTCACCGAGCGCACCGAGAACGTGAACCTCAACTACACCATTTCGGACGAGCCCCTGACCGATGACGAATGGGCAGCCGAACACGCCACGCACTAGGCTCTGGTCGCCGCAGCCCGGCCCGCAAAAGGCGCTCGTCGATTGCCCGCTGGCGGAAATCTTTTTCGGTGGCGCTCGAGGCGGCGGCAAGACCGATGGTGTGTTGGGCAAATGGGCGATCAAGGAGCGCCGCTACGGCAAGGCCTTCAACGCCATGATGTTCCGGCGCACGACGGTCTCGTCAGAGGACGCGATCGAACGCGCCAAGCAGCTCTACCTGCCGTTGGGAGCGAAGTTCGTCGGCTCGCCGATCCCGCGCTTTTCGATGCCGAACGGCGGGCGCATCACCTTCGCCTATCTCGACAGCATGCAGGACGCGGAACAGTATCAGGGCCGCAACCTGACGGACGCATGGGTTGAGGAAGCGGGGCAATACCCGGATTCCACGGTCATCGACCGGCTCTACGGCGTGCTGCGGTCGGCATCTGGCGTGCCGGTGCAACTGATCCTGACCGCCAACCCCGGCGGCGCCGGGCAGGGCTGGATCAGCCAGCGTTACGGGCTCGTGCCGTTCCCGAAGTCGCCGAAGGTGGTGACGCGCGTTCTCGACGATGGCGCAACGCACCGTATGGCGGTCATCCCGTCGCGCATCACCGACAACCGAATCCTGCTCGACAGCGATCCGGGCTACCTGACCCGCCTCAAGATGGTCGGCGGATCGGCGCTCGTCAAAGCATGGCTCGACGGCGACTGGTCGGCAATCGAGGGCGCGTTCTTCGACGTGTGGTCGGAGCAGCGCCATGTGCTCGACCCGTTCAAGCTGCCCGACGATTGGGCGCGGTTCCGGTCGGGCGACTGGGGCTCTGCCAAGCCGTTCTCGTTCGGCTGGTGGGCTATCGTTGGAGACGACACGCGGCACCCGGTGAGCAACGTGCTGATCCCGCGCGGCGCCATCGTCCGCTATCGCGAGTGGTACGGCTGCGTGCCGGGCAAGCCAAATACCGGCCTGAAGCTCACGGCTGAACAGGTAGGCGCCGGCATTGCCGAGCGCGAGACCGAGAAGGTGGTGGGTGGCGTGCTCGACCCCGCGGCCTTCGCAGAAGATGGCGGCCCTTCGATTGCGAGTCGGATCACGGTCGGGTCTGGCGCGAAGAAGGTGATGTTCCGGCCGGCCGACAACAAGCGGGTGTCGCAGCGCGGAGCCATGGGAGGCTGGGACATGATGCGCCAGCGGCTCATCGGCACCGACGAAGCGCCGATGATCTTCTGCTTCTCGACGTGCAAGGACAGCATTCGGACAATCCCGATGCTGCAGCACGACCAGGCGCGGCCGGAAGACCTCGACAGCAACATGGAAGACCACGCGGCCGACGAGTGGCGCTACGCCTGCATGTCGCGGCCGTGGGTGCGGGACAAGGCAGCCGAGCCGAAGAAGCAGTTCAGCGACTACCGCGCGCGGGAAAACGTCGCCTCGGATAACGATTGGATCACGTACTGATGAACAATTCGGGCTACGAGGCGGGGAGCGCGCCGGTCGGGGGCAATGGCGGCGCCACGACCGATAGCCTCAGCGCGCGCAAAAAGCAGTACCTGGCCTATCTCTCGTCCAAGAAGGAGGAGATCAAGGAGGCGCAGGAGGCCCGGCGGTACTATCACGGCTCGCACTGGACCGGGGACCAGCTGAAGGCGCTGAAGGCGCGCAAGCAGCCGCCGATCACGTTCAACCGCATCGCGCGCAAGATCAACGGCACCGTGGGGATCCTCGCCAAGCAGCGGCAGGACCCGCGCGGCTATCCTCGTACCGAGAAGGACGAGGCCGGGGCCGAACTCGCGACAGCCGTGCTGCGCTATGTGTGCGATGTTGCCGAATGGCCGGAGAAAGACAACGATGCGCTGCTGAATGGCGCCGTGGATGGCATTGCCGGTGTCGAGATCGTCATCGAGCCGTCGAACCTCGGGCCGAACGACCATGATGTGACGCTGGAGGAGGTCGATCCGTCGGGGTTTTTCTACGACCCGCGCTCGGTCAAGGCGAACTTCTCCGATGCCCGGTACATGGGCGTTGGGAAGTGGGCCGATCTGGAGTCGGTCATCGAGATGTTCCCGGATCGGGAGCAGGAGCTACGCGCGTCCGTGGATTCGGACAGCGACCTGACCTCCGAGCCCGACAGCGACGACAAGTGGTTCGACCAGGAGGACGGCATCCAGAAGGTGCGCCTCATCGACCATTGGTACGTCAAGAACGGGCAATGGGCCTACTGCGTCTACACCGGCAAGCTGAAGCTGATGGAAGGCGAGTCCTACCTGAAGGACGAGAAGGGCAAGAGCTTCTGCAAATATATCATGTGGTCGGCCAATGTGGACCACGACGGCGACCGGTACGGCTTCGTTCGCATCCTCAAGAGCCCGCAGGACGAAATCAACGCCCGCCGCTCGAAGGCGCTGCACCAGCTCAACACCCGCCGGCTGATCATTCAGGACGGCGAGGGGCTTGATGTCGAGAAGATCCGCAAGGAGTCGAACAAGCCCGACGGCGTGATCATCTATCCGCCCAATGCGCAGCCGCCGGTGTTCGACGATGCTGCAAAAGCAGCGGAGATGAACGGCCAGCTCAACATGCTGGTCGAGGCCAAGACCGAGATCGAGAACTACGGGTTCAACCCGGCGCTCGTGGGCACTGGCGTCGACCAGATGTCAGGCCGCGCCATCCAGCTGCAGCAATACGCTGGCATGGCGGAACTTGGGCCGTTCGCGTCGAACTATCGGAACTGGAAGCTTCGCGTCTACCGGGCCATCTGGCACGCCGTGCGCACGTTCTGGACGGGTGAGCGCTATGTGCGCGTGACCGACGACGAGGGGCTGGCGGAGTTTTTCGCGGTCAACCGGCTCGTCGTGGACCCGAGCACCGGAGCGCCAGCAATTCAGAACCCCATGGGCCAACTGGATGTGGACATCATCATCGACGAGGGCCCGGACACCATCAACATGCAGATGGACGCCTACGACACCCTGTCGATCATGGCGACGAAGGGGGCACAGGTGCCGCCGGAACTGCTGATCGAACTGAGCCCGCTGGCGCTGAGCGTCAAGAAGAAGGCGATGAAGATCATCGAACAGGCGAAGGCGTCGGCTCAGCAGGCTCAGGCGCCCGCCATGCAGCTCGAGATGGCCGGCAAGCAGGCCGAGAACCAGAAGACCCAAGCCGAAACCGCGAAGATCGTGATGGAGACGCAGACGATGGGCCAAGAGGCTCAGGCGTCTGTCGCCATCGAGCAGGTCAAGTCTCAGGCGACGATCGCGAAGGCGCAGGCCGACATCGAGAAGGCGCGCATGGGCGTGATGGGCAGCCGAATGGACATGATGAACCGGGCAATGCCCATGAACGGAGCGCAGTGAGATGGCGACCCTCTACATCACCGAGTTCACCGAATCGGCTCTGGGTCAGGTGCCCGGCCATTTGCCCATGGGCGCGCTGCCCGGCACGTCGCAGACCGTCGCCATCAGCGGGACGAGTGCGCAGTCGTCGGCCTTCGGGAGCCAGACGCGCGCCATTCGGGTCCACACCGATGCGATCTGCTCGATTCTCGTCGGGGCCAACCCGACGGCGACGACGAGCAACGCGCGAATGGCGGCGGATCAGACCGAGTATTTCTCCGTCCAGCCCGGCGAGAAGATCGCCGTGATCTCGAACACCTGAGGCTGACATGGGTTTCGGCATGGGGCTGATGGGCCGCGGGTTCGGCCGGATGGGTGCCGCCCCAAGCAAGGGCGGGCCTCCCGCTGGCTTTGCCATCCTTCGCGACGCCGAGGGCAATATCCTGCGTGACGCGCAGGGCAACATCCTGATTGTGAGGGTCGCCTGATGGCCTACAAGACCTATCCGACCACCTATTTCCCGGATGCTACCGAAGCCAGCATCCGGGCCGCCGCTGCCGCTGCGCTCGCGGCTGGAGCAGGCGACATATATCTGCCCGATGCGGCGATCGACATCAGCGGCGGCGCCCTGCCGCTATACTCCAATGTCCGCTATTTCCTCGCACAGCCTCGGCTGACGTTCTCGACGCTCTCGCCGGCGGATGCCTGGACAGGGGCAGGCGGAACGCGGCTCTATGCGTCCGGCGCGCAGGCCGGCACGTTCCCCGCGTTCAGCGACGGCAAGACGGACCAGGGCTCGACCAATCCATCGACGTTCGGGCGCGACGCCATCTACAATACCGCAGTCATCGGCGGCCTCGTGGCTGGGTTTTCGAGCGCGTTCAAAACCGGCGCGGTCAACGCGCACGGCGCGTTGTGGTCGAATTTCGAAAACATCCTCGCCGAAAGCTGCACTGACTTCGCGTTCCAATCCGAAAACCACATGCAATGCCGTTTCCAACGGCTTCGGACGCGGGACAGCCGGCACGTGGCGAGGTTTGCGGCAACCTGCGACAGCCAGTATTCGCCGGGAAACTCCTGGTATCAGGATATCTTCGGGGTGCTCGGGTCGACCTATGACCGGCTGCTGAGCCGTGGCATCGTATTCGAAGCCAATGGGTCAGGCGTGGTCTTCAATCAGGCATTCGGCGCTCGCCTGCAAGTCAACCACTTCAACCGTACCAAGCTTTCGCAGACCTGCACGCCAGCCGGTGTCGGCTCGGCAAACCTCACCGTTCAGGACGGGACCAAGTTCGCGGTTGGCATGCCAGTCGCGTTTACCGCGACCGCCAATGGCTTCACCGGATACACTGCGACAGCCCCGAAGATCTACGTGGTGCTCTCCGTCTCCGGGAACACGATCACGGTGGGCAACTCGCGCACGGCGTCCGCCCTCACTGCCACTGGCACCACCGGCATGACGATCGAAAGCTGGGGCTTTCCGAACCTTGAGCTGGTCAAGCTGCAGTCGTCGGCGTCGATCCAGAATTTCGACCTACGCAACCTCGACCTCGAGGGCGCGTCGTCCGCATCGCTCTACATGGATGGAGCTGCCTCGTGTTCGGTCATGTTCAGCCAGGGCGGTGCGAACACGCATGCGGATATCGCCTTGCGCGGCTCGAATTACAACATCATCGACAATGGCGGTAACGGAAAGCTCGATATCGACGGTTCGAGCGTCATCTCGCAGATCAGGGGCAACCGCTCTGGCCAGGCCGATCGTACTGGCATAGGCATCTATCGCGATCTGGTGTCGGGCACGACGAAACTGTCGCTTGGTGGCGCTGCGGATCAGTTGGAGGGGCGCGCCCCGAGCGGCGGCTCGTATATCTACCCGGTCACGGGCTTTGGCCAGCGCTCATCGCCATTAGGTTCAACGGGCGCTATCGCGCTCAATGCTGGCCGCTTGGGCGATCTGGCCTGGATAGGCACTGCAATTGCGACCATGACGCTGCCAACCATAACCGACGACGCGGGTACTGGTGCGCAAACAAGCTATATCGGCGCGCGCTTCGAAATCCATAACTGTAGTTCGAATGGCAGCGTTCTGACGGTCAACACTGATGGCACGCAGACTTTCAACAACCAGACGGGCAAGGTTTCGACAACGCTGAACGCCGGCGAAAGCCTGATCGTGACCGGCAGCCGCGGCAATGGGTCAACTTTCTTCTGGACGGCGAAAAAGACCGCTGCACCGACTTGAGCGCCTCGCCCTAACCACGAAGGGAAGTGACGATGGATGGATCGAGCATGGGCAAGGCCATAGCAGGCGGCATCATCGCGATGATCGTGATCGCGTTCGTGGTCGGCCTGGTCGCCGCGGGGATCGGCGGCTGGGTGTTCAGCCACATCAGCATCGGCTGGCACTGAACCTGCGAACCTAACCCCTTTTGGAGCTATCGATGAGCGACCGAGGCCAAAGCCGGATGATCATTGAACGCCGCTTGCGGGACGAAAGCGACGCCAGTGGCCAAAGCATGCGGCAGTGGCGCGTCGAGCTAGATGGCGAACAAATCTACATCCGACGGGATGAGGAAAGCGAAGGGCGTCTCTTGTTGCGCCTCGCAGACGTCGGCCTTTTCCTGGCCGATATCAAGCTCCTGATCGCCGCGCGCCCCTAGACCCTTTGGAAAATGCCAGATGCCTCGGAAAAACAGTGATGCCTATCAAGAGCGAGTGCGTGTGCAGACCTTCGCGTGGGCGGAGGGAAGGCCGTATCACAATCGCGTCGATGATGAGTGTTGCCCGGATTTTTCGTGCTGCCACCCCGAGCTGCTTGAACCAGACAAGGCGGCGCGTTGGCAACAGTATCATCAGCAACACGGTCGGTTGCACTAGCTGCGAACCTAAACCCTTTTGGAGGTAGCCGCATGGCCGAAAAGACGCGCATCAAGTTTTTTGGATGCCTTCCTCCCCCGGTCGAAGGGGCGGCTCGTGACGGGTGCATGCCAACCGATCCGCGTGCAACAGCCTGGCATGTGACGGTAGGGGGAACTCAATGCCACCTAAAGTCCGTCGAGGACTTCGCCAAGCATTTTGATGATTTCTTGCGCCACGCCTACCAAGCCGGCGTGGATGATGCAAAGGCAGAGATCCGCGAAAGGCTCGGGCTTTAGCCTTGCCAACCTAGATGCATCTGGGGCCGTTTATCGCTTGCGCTTGTGGAGATCAGTCTTGATTTTCTCGGCGCTCTCATAGGCGTCAAGGGCGCGAGCAACGGCTTGGCGGACAAACTCCGCCCGGCCCTTCGGTCCTACGATGCGGTCGAGACGGTCGAGAGTTTCCGGCGGAAAGCTGATGTGCGTGCGGATCATCATGAGGGGTGGCCGGCCCATCGGTCGCTCCTGAGTATCGCGTGAGTGTAACGGCTGGGGGTAAATGGACCGTGCTGCTATAGATGGCGCCGTTTATTGAGGGCGGCAATGAGCGTTGAGTTCTTCGTTGGACTGCACCAGCCATCAGACGCGCACCGTTTTGAACGGGCGTGCGTGAGCATCAACAGGCTTAGGCAGCGCAAGAAGCCCCTCGGCAATGTGCGCGTGCTCGTCGATAGCGGGGCGTTTACCGAGCTCAACCTCCATGGTCGATATCGCCACGGGGTCGATGACTACGCCGCGCAGCTCTATCGCCTCCACACAGAAGGCGTTGTGAACATCGAGGCCGCCGTCGCGCAGGACTATATGTGCGAGGCGTTCATGCTGCAGAAAACCGGGCTGACGATTGCCGATCATCAGCGGCTGACGATTGAGAGGTACGATGCGCTGGTCGAAGCTTTGGGCCGTCTGTTTAAGGGCGCTGTTCCATTTCCTGTCCTACCAGTCCTCCAAGGATATGCGCCCGCCGATTACGTACGACACCTCGAGGCGTACGGCGATCGACTGAAACCTGGTATGTGGGTGGGCGTCGGATCAGTCTGCAAGCGCAATGGAGCGCCTGAGCAGATCGTCGCAGTGTTGAGAGCGATATCGGCTAGGCGTCCGGACCTGCGTCTACATGGTTTTGGCGTCAAGACGACTGCCCTGCTGAACAGTCTAGTGCGTCGGTTGTTGGCGACTGCAGATAGCATGGGGTGGTCCTTTTCCGCCCGAAAGCAGGGGCGCAATGCCAATGACTGGCAAGAAGCCGCGCGCTTCGTCGACGTGATCAACGGAGCGGTATCGCTTCCGCTGCAGCCGTATCAGACCGACCTGTTCGAGTTGGCCGCCTAAACGGCCCAACCTGCCCGAACCACAAATGGGTGTGACCTGAATTCGCTGGGCACATAGCCCAGCCATAGCCGCCGCCGGGCTCAACGGGCGATCGCAAGGCCAAGCGTCAAGAGCCAGCGTGCCGCCGACGATACGGGCGATCACCGCCGCCGGGTGCTTCCGGGCGATCGTCATCCTACGACATGGAGAACTGAGTTGAGCGACCAGGACAATCTTGGCGACTTCCTCGAATCCGCCGGCATTTCCGCCGACACGCCCACCCCGGACGTTCCCACGCCCGAAACCCCGACCCCCGACCTTTCCCGCGATCCCGAGACCGGCCGCTTTGCCCCCAAGGCAGGCGACCCGCCCGCGACGACCGAGGCCCAGCCTGCCATCCAGGCAGCCGAGCCCAAGACGCCGCCGCAGGTTCCTCTCGACGCGGTGACCGAGCTTCGCGGCCAGAACCGCGAACTCAAGGCCATGATCCAGCAGCTTCAGCAGCAGATCACCGCGCCGAAGCCGCAGGAGCCGCCGCAGCAGAAGACCAGCTTCTGGGATGATCCCGAAGGCTATCTGGAACAGAAGCTGCAGTCGGTCGCGCCGCGCGATGACGGCACCATTCGTCAGGTGTCGGAAATGCTCGCGGTGCAGCAGTTCGGGGCGGATACGGTCGACGCCGCCGGGCGGGCATTCCTCGAGGAAGCACAGCGCAACCCCGCGCTGCGGTACGAATACGAAAAGATCATGGCCTCGCGCCATCCCTATGCGGAGCTGGTCAGCTGGCACAAGCGCCACCAGACCATGAGCCGGATCGGGGACAATCCCGACGCATTCGTCGAAGCCGAGCTTGAGAAGAAGCTCGCGGACCCCGCCTTCGCCGGCAAAGTCCTTGAGCGTCTCCGGGGTCAGGCCGCAACTCAGCCGCCGATCACCCAGGTTCCCCCATCTCTGTCGCGCATTCCCGGCGGCGCCAATGTGGCGCCCGATGGGCCGACCGACGACGCGGGGATCTTCGCTTATGCCACCAAGGGCATGCGCCGCTAAGGGCTGCCCAAGCACCCCGAAAGGACCATTGAAAAATGGCCGTCTCTGAAGTCCAGACCAACAATCGCTTGGTCGAATACACGCAGGAGATCGCGCGCGAGTATGTGCGCGAGAATCTGTTCTCGCCCTATATGGGCACCGGCCTCGACGCCATCATTCGGCTCAAGAACGAGCTGAAGAGCGGCGGGCAGGACATGAATATCCCTCTCGTGACCTCGCTCAAAGGCACTGGCGTCGGCGCCGGTACTCTGGTCGGCAACGAAGAGGCCATCGACGACTATGGCATGCGGCTCCGCGTCGGCTGGGCTCGTAACGCCGTGGTGACCAAGAAGTCGGAGCAGCAGAAGGACTACGCCGATATCTTCGGCGAGGCCAAGCCGCTCCTGACCGATTGGGGCAAGGAACGGCAGCGCGACGACATCATCAATGCCATGATGTCGATCCCGAGCGAGACGCCTCCCTCCAGCGATGATGTCACCGTCAACGGCATCATGTACGAGGCGGCTACCGCAGCGCAGCGCAACGCCTTCAACGTTGCGAACTCCGACCGCATCCTCTTCGGCGCCGGGACCGGCAACTACAACGCCACCCACGCCACCGCGCTCGCCAACCTCGACACGACGAACGACCGTTTCACCGGCACCAACCTGAAGCTGCTGAAGCGTCTGGCGAAGAACGCCAACCCGCGCATCCGCCCGTACAAGACCTCGGACGGTCGCGAGTATTTCGTTGCCTTCGCCGGGTCGTTCGCCTTCCGGGATATCCAGAACAGCCTGGAAACCATCAACAAGGACGCACGGTCGCGCGAAGGGCGCGGCATGGACGACAACCCGCTCTTCCAAGACGGCGATCTGCTCTATGACGGCGTGATCATCCGCGAAATCCCCGAGATTTCGCAGTTTGTCACTACGGTGTGGACTACGCTGCTCACGGCCGGCAACTCGTCCACTCGCGTTGAGCCGGTGTTCTTCTGCGGCCAGTCGGCGATTGCCTATGGCTGGGGGCAGATGCCGCGCCCGACCGAGCGCAAGGAAGACGACTACGGCTTCATCAAGGGCGTGGGCGTCGAAATGGCCTACGGCGTCGAGAAGATGTTCAAGCTGCACCCCAAGAGCGGCACGGCGCTGAAACAATGGGGTATGGCGACAGGTTTCTTCTCGGCTCCGTCCGACGCCTGATCCTGATGGGGCGCTACGGCGCCCCTCTCCCTCAATCCTGAAATGATGAAAGGACCACGCAATGCCTGGTCTCCAGACGGGTATCCCTGCCCGTAACGATAGCTATCAGGGGCCGCAGATTCTGCGCCGCCGGATTACGTTTGCCGACTATGGCACCGTCGTCACCGTGGGTCGTCTCCCGGCCGGCGCATCGGTGCTGCCCGGTTCCGGCGTCCATGTCATCACGGCGTTCAACAGCTCCGGTACCGACCTCCTCGATGTCGGGTTCATTGGCGCCACGACCGACGACGACGCCTATGCCACCGACCTCAACCTTGCCGCCGTCGGCTTCATCGCGCTCGATGAACTGGCGGCGACGACCAACATTCAGGGCACCGTGGAGCACACGGTTACCTGTACCCCTGCGCAGGGCGCTGCCGACGCCACGGCGGGCGTGGCCGATGTCATCATCGTCTACTCGGTTCCGAACTGAGGACCGTGACAATGGCAAAGGTCATCTACACGCCGTCCGATGAGGACGGATGCCCGAGCAGCACCACGGCCTTCGGCTTCAGCTTCAAGGCCAACAAGGCCACGGAAGTCCCCGAAGGTCTGGCGCTTCAGAAGTTCCGCGGTCACCGGCATTTCGAGGTGATCGAGGAAGGCGCGCCGAAGCGCGGCAAGGCGAAGGCCGACGAGCCCGAAGCCGAGACGGCTGCCGACGAGCCCGAAGCCGCATAACCAGCAGGGTCGCTCATGAGCAAGACACAGGAAGAGCTGATCAACCGAGCCCTTGAGGAGCTTGGCGTTCTGGCTTCAGGCCAGACCGCCTCTGCCGAGGATTCGGCGGTGATCCGCAACGCCATATCTCCGGTCATGAGCGACCTTGCCACCCGCGATATCTACACGTGGGGCGACCCGGACGTATTCGAGGATGACGCCTTCGACCATCTCGGGGTGATCCTCGCCAATGCCCGCGCCCGCGTCTTTGGGCAACAGCAGGACGAGCAGGTGCGCGTGTTGGCAGAGAGCCGGCTGAAGCAGCTTCGGCCCGCCATCACCTCCGGTTCGCGCCAGACTGCCGAGTATTTCTGATGCCCGCCATTTCGTTTCCCACTTCCACGGCGCCGGGCTTCAACGGCACGGAAAGCGGCGGGCGGCTGATCAACTGCATTGTGGAGCAGACCTCATCTGGCGCGCGCGGCCCTGTGGCCTGGCGTCGTGCTCCGGGGCTCACCACGGCGTTCGAGCTTGACGGGGACGCGCATCGCGGCGCAATTGCCGTCGACAACGTGCTCTATGCGCTCATCGACGATACGGTCTATTCCGTCACCAAATCAGGCACGACCTACACCGCGACTGCGCTTACGGGCACCGTGGGCGGCACCGGCCCGGTTACCATGGCGCGCAATATGGCGACCATTCCGAACGTGTTCATCGAGCACTCGGACGGCGTGTCGCTCATCGACATCAACGCGGGCAGCGTCGGCGATTTCACCGATGTGGATCTGCCCGACATCAACTCCATCACATGGCTGGACGGGTACTTCTTCGCCTCGTCAGCCAATGGCGGGCTGTACCAGTCGGGCATCAACGCCACGACCTGGAGCGGGCTCGACTATACGACGGCGGAATCGTCCCCGGACGGGCTCGTTCGCGTCGTGGCGTTGGGCCGCGATCTGCTCGCCATGGGCGACAGCACGATTGAGTGGTTCGCCAATGCGGGGAACGCCACCGGCTTTGCCTTCGACCGCGGCACGGTTCTGCCCATCGGGCTTGCCAGCAAGTTCGCCGTGGCGGGGTTTGAGCAGGGCTTCGGGTATGGGCTGGTGTTCGTCGCCAATGACGACACGGTGCGCCTTCTGAACGGCTACACGCCGCAGGATATATCCCCGCCCTGGCTGAAGCGGTGGATTGCCGACACCGATCCCGATGATCTCGAGATGTCGGTCTATGTCGTCGATGGGCACGCCTATGCCGTGCTCTCCTCGACCACATGGACGGTGCAATACGATCTGACTTCGGGCTCGTGGATCGAGCGCAAGAGCTATGGTTCGACGCTCTGGCGCGCTCATTTCGGCGTCTACTGCTTCAACGAGTGGCTCGTCTTCGACCGCAGCACTGGCAAGGTGTTCCGGCCTGGCAGGTCGAAGACCGAGGATGGCGATCCGCTGCTTTGGGAATTGCAGTCGACGCAGCAGCATAAGTTCCCCTCTCGCATGCGCATCCCGCGCGCCTCGTTCGATTTCGTGACGGGTGTCGGCATCGATACCGGCGCCGATCCCATCGAGACGAACCCGCGCGTACTGGTGTCCTGGTCGGATGACGGCGGGCTCACCTGGTCGACGCCTCTGGAGCGGCTGCTTGGGGCTCAGGGGCAGGACGTGAACATCGACGTGCGGAACTGCGGGATCACCAATCGCCGGGGGCGCATGTGGCGGCTGCAGGTATCCGACCCCGTTGAGGTGTCGTTCATGGGCGGCGCAATGGACGTGCTGGACCTGTCATGACAATCCAGAAGCCGCAGAAGCTCCCCGAGCCGACGATCAAGCTGGTGAACCCGGATGGGACGCTGGCGAAACCGTTCTACGATTATCTCCGCGATCTCGACCTTCGCCTTCGGCAGGTGATCGACGCGGTGAACGACCACGAAACCCGCATAACCGCCTTGGAGCCGTGACATGGGACTTCTCGACAGCATCGGCGATGCCCTCGGGCTCAACAAGGGCAAGGCGACCAGCAAGGCAGCCAAGCAGAATATGGGCATCATCGATGCCTTGAACCCGGTGGGGCAGGGGTACCTGCAGCAGGCGACCGATAACTCCCAATCCTACCTCGACCAGACGCAGAAGGGCGCCAGTCTCTATTCCGATGCGCTCGGGATCAATGGTGCCGACGGCACGGCGCGCGCTTCGTCCGCTTTCACCTCCGCACCGGGCTACGACTACACGCTGAACCAGGGCCTTGATGCGGTGATGCGCAAAGCGTCGGCCATGGGCCGCGTCGGGTCGGGCAATACGAGCGCCGATCTCGTGAGCTACGCGACCAACGAGGCGAACAAGAACTACGGCTCGTGGCTTGATCGCCTCGGCGGCTATTTCAGCAACCTCGGCGGCGCAACGTCGGGTGTCAACCAGGCGCTCGGGGCGCAGACCGACTGGGCCGGGTCTATCGCTTCCGCAAAGATGGGCGCGAACAACCAGAACGCGGCCGGCAAAGAGGCGAACCAGGGCTGGGGCACCGACCTGCTTTCGACCATTGCCAGCGTCGGCGGCAAGGCATTCGGGTACGGGGGCTGACCATGGCGCTGTCTTATCCTGGCTATCAGATCGGCTCCTCCTACGACGGCAAGGTCTCCGACATTCTCGGCGCCTGGGACAAGGGCGCGGCAGAAGCCAAGGCCATGCGCCAGGAGAAGGATGCGCTCGCCCTTGCCAAGGAGTATTTCCAGTCGCTGAATGGCGGGCCTCCGCAGGCGCCAGCCGCTGCTTCCGCGCCGCGTGTGAATAGCTTGGTAAATGGCTCGGTAGACGCCGCGCAGCTCGCGCGCAATCCGCAGCTTCAGGCCGCGCTCGACAAGCGCTATGGGCCGCAGACCATGCCGGGCGGCGTGGACATGGGCTCGTATATGCAGGCTGTGGCCGGCGCGGAATCAGGCGGCAACCCGAACGCCAAGAACCCGAACTCGAGCGCGACCGGCACCTATCAGTTCACCACCGGGACGTGGAACGATCTCGCTGCCCAAAATCCGGGTGCGGGGTTGACGCCGGACGGGCGCACCGACCCGAAGCAGCAGGAGATCGCCATGCGG